GGTGAGGCGCTTGACGCCGAGTCGCGTCGGCCGATCTACGCGCTGCACCGCCCGCATGATCGGGGGACGCCGGATCAGCGATCGCGCATTCGGAGATCCGCTAACCCGCAGATTCGATGCCTGATCGGCTTCTCTATGTCAGCTTTGTGACGCGTTTGCCAGAGGTCGGGCGCAACAGTTTGCGTCGTTTCGGCCCCGGGGTCGGCCTCACGGGCCATGCTGGTCCCGTTGGGTCCCCCCGGCGCTCATTCACGACGAAGGCGCGAAGAAAATGGTGATCCCGACTGGATTTGAACCAGTGACCCTCAGATTAGGAACCGGCTACAATCCCCTTCATGACAGGGGTTAGCGCCTTCATGTCGCGTGCATGTCGCGTTGGTTTGTCACGCAAGGAAGGCCCGCTCAGCGGCCGCCATCTCGTCGGCATCGTCCGCCCTCGGGAAGAGGTGCCCATAGGTGTCCATGGTCATCGCGATAGTCGAGTGCCCCATGCGCTCCTGAACAATCTTCGGTGAAAGCGCGAGCCCGCCATCCTCCTTCCGGTTCACGCACCACGAGGCGAACCAATGCCGCAGGCAGTGCATGCCGGTGTAGCGCGGCACCAGGACAGGCTTGCCCTTGGCGTCGACCTCGCCGGTGTCCACGACTACACCCGCCGCGATCCATGCCGGGTGTAGACCGCGACGCAGGATGTTCCCGAGCGTCTCGACCTTCCCCGATCCGTTGGCGAAGACGAGATCCAGATCGGACGGTGGGGCAGCCAGCTTCCATTCCCGCAGCGCATTGATCACCATCGGTGGCGCTGGCACGACGCGCTCGCCCGAGATCGACTTCGGACTGCCGATGTCGTTGAAGCGATCAGCGCGCTGATGGACCCGCACCTCTCGCTTGTCGAAGTCTACGTCGCTCCAGCGCAGGCCGCGTAGCTCAGAGGCTCGGAGCCCGCAGAAGGTCGCTACTAGGACCAGGGGCCGCCAGCGTCCCGACACAGCCCCCAAAAGCGACTTGACGTCCGCAACGGTTGGAATGTCCGCGCCGATCTTCAGACGGCCTCTGTGGCGCTGCATCTGCCGAGTTTCACCGGATCCTCGCCGCGCCTTCATGTCCCTGACGATGTTGCGGGAGACGAGGCCGCGCTCCTGCGCATCTGCGATGAGCGAGCCGAGCGTGACCAGCACCTTCTTCGTCATGGCTGGCGACCGACCCGCGTTGCGCAGCTCGTCCTCGAATGCCCGCACCTTGGCGATCGATAGCGTGGACAGCCGGGCCGCACCGATGAACGGGACGATGTGAAGCCGAAGCTGCGCCTCGTAATCCTTGATCGTCGCTCGCTCGAGCCCGGCCGCGACGCCGCTGGTGATCCAGAACTTGCCCGCTTCGGCGACGGTTGCGCTCGCACGATCGGCGGTGTGCGTGCCGTCCCGCACCTCGACGTGCGCCGTGGCAGCGAAGGCGTCAGCAGCCTTCTTCAACTTGAAGGATTTCAGCCGCCGCTTGCCGGTGCCGTCGACATAATCAACGACCCAGGCCGTCTTGGCCTCGCCCTTCGGCGTCGTCCACGTGCGCTTACGGACGCTCAAGCGTTGTCGCTCTCGTCATCAAGATCGCCGCGAGGATAGTCGAACGATTCGTAACGGTCCTGTTCCTTCTCCGCTCTAGCTCGATGCCACGCCTCAAGCTCCTCACGGACCTTATTCCTCGTCTCCTCATCGATCTCCGGAACATGGCCCGCTGCTATAGCCTCCGCGGTTTCCAGAATGCTGCCCGTGATCGCGTCGAGGGCTCGCTCGTGTCCCCGCACCTTCCGAAGGGCCCCCATTAGAACGCTCAACTCGTGAAGTCGGACGTCGAGAGGCCATGGCTCGGGATAGGTCCGCTCCAGGAGCCGGACAATCTCCTCGTTCATCGAACGGCCGTTGCTCGCCGCCGCTGCCTTCACGCGGTCGCGAAGTCCCCGCGGAAAGCGGACCATGTACTGATCGGCACCGCGACCTGCCTTCGCCATTCCTCACCCCTTCGAAATTGACATAGCACTGTCTTAGGTGACGCTTGACGTCAATCCTAAGACCGTAGTACCCCTATCACCGTCTTACAGGCGAAAGGTTACCAAGAAATGACCAAGGATGACAGCGGGACACTTGATCTCGTCTGGGGTGTGGAAGCGATCGCGAACATCATCGGGCGGACCCCGCGCGTGACTTTCCATCTCTGCAATACCGGAGAGCTGCCAGCCCGCAAGGTCGGCGGCCGGTGGGTGATCGAGCGCAGCAGGCTCGTCGCCTTCTTCATGGAGCCCGCGGCGTGATGGCGGCGGCTCAGAAAGCAAAAGGCCCGGCGGAGGCGGCAACCTCCCCGGACCATGGTTCCAACAATCCCCGAGAGGAGAACGCTGTGAACAGGCAGCAAGATAACACCACCGGCGCGAGCGCGCCAGCCGATCCCGACGCGATCATCGATGCCATTAACCAGCTCGAGTCGCCGCTCTGCGACGCGCTGAACATGGCGAGGGTCGTAAGTCAGCTGATCGAGCACGCCGGCTACGAGGAGGTGCTCGGGCAGCGCAGTCTCGTCATCCCGCACAACCAAGCCGAGGCTCTTACTTTCGCGATCTACCAAGCGCAGGCGCTATGCGAGGCGGCTCACCTCGCCTGGGATGACGCCAACACGTTCGCGTTCAGCCGGCGGAGGGCGTCATGACCGGCGCCACGTACCGAGATGCAATGTTCGAAGTCGAGGGCCCAATCTTCGAGGCGCTGGATCATGCCAACGCGCTTCAGTGCCTCTGCCAACTGACCTTGGGCGAGGAGGGGCATGTTCTCTCCGATGAACAGAAGGCCGCGTTCATCCACCTGATCGGCGAGAACTACGCGGCCTCCGGCGCGGTCGCTACCGCATGGTCGAACGGCTGGAACGCGGCCGTTCTCGCAGAATATGCGGAGCCGGCACAGGATCCGATGTTGGCGCTCGTCAGGCAGTACCGGGAAGGGATCGCCGCCTATGGAGCTTCGAGCGATCTGCCGGACGAACAGAACGAGGCGCTGGCGACCGCGACGTGGCGCGCCTCCTATGAGCGCCTCTGCTCAGCGCCTCCAGTTCCGACGACCAATGCCGGCGCGATCGAGGCGATCCGTCTCGTCTGCGGCTACGGCCATGATCCCGAGTTGATCAAGAACGTCCTGACGGCGGTGACGGTCTTCCTCGAGGGGCGGGCTTCGGCATGAGCACGATCACCGACACCGCGGCGACCGGCCGCTACGACGGGCCCGGCCTCTACGAGGTCACCGACGGCACCCGCGTCTATCTCGATCCCGTGCCGGAGCCGCAGGCACAATTCCTCGATGGCTGGCTTGTCCGGTCGGAAACCGTCGAGGGGCGCGGCAAGCGCTCGGGAAATTGGTGGCTCCTGCGCGACGTGATCGAGCCTGCCATCGTCCGCAAGATCGAGGAGGGCGGCCAGTGAGCAAGCTTTCCCACGAGCAAGAATGCGAACAGGTCGGGGGTTTGATCCGCGCAGTAGCCGACCGCGTAGCCGAGGAGGTGTTCAAGCAGACGATCGTCCTCGCCGACGATCCCGACTTCGAACAGGTTTCCGAAGGGGTCGTCAAAGCGGCGGTCGACGAGTTCCGGGCCTTCTGCCTCAAGGATGGAGCCAGCGAGCACGATACCGACGTCGCAGCGCAGTTCTTCCACCTGGAGATCATCCGCGGGTGCAAGCGACGCGCGTACTTGATGCCGGACGAGGAGGGTAGCGCATGAGCGGCGCCCAGATCAGAAGGAGATCGATGTGAGATCGTTCGCCGCTATTCCACCTGTCGTTTGGCAGACGGACATAAAGAAGCTCCGCGGCGACCCGGTTGCGATCGCCGTCTACTACCATCTGACGACTAGTCCGCACTCGACGATGATCGGCATCTACGCGCTCGATCTGCAATACCTGTCGATCGATTTGGGTATCCCCTTCGAAGGGGCTTCGAAGGGGCTTCGAAGGGTCATAGAGGGGGGTCTGGCCTCCTATGACGAGGAGAACGAGATCGTTTGGGTGCACGAGATGGCGTTCTCGCAGGTAGCGCCTCGACTGAGCCCGAAAGACAACCGGGTTCAGGCCGTCGCCAAGCAGCTCGCTCAGCTACCTATCTGCCAGATAACGCTGGACTTTTATGCTCGATACCGGGAGCCATTCAACCTTCGTGATGCGCTCTGTTTGGAGAATTTCGAGCACTTGTTGGGAAGGGGCTTCGAAGGGGCTTCGGAGGCCCTTCGAAGCAAGGAGAAGGATAAGGACCAGGAGAAGGATCAGGAAAAGGACCAGGACCTAGGATCAGGACAAAACAAGATCCGCTCCGACGATGAAAGGTTAGTGCTCACGCGCGAGGCTTTCGACGAACAGGAATTCGCGTTCGAGCCGAAGCCGTCGCTGGAGGAGAACCGCAAGTTCCTCGTCCAGATGGGCGTTCCTGCGCATCGGATGGAGACGGCCCTGCAGCGGCTGATCCGAGAAGCGTTGTTCCCCTGCGATATTGCCGAGTGGAAGACGGAGGTTCGCAATGGCCGAGCAGCTTGATCTGTTCTCCTGGGCTGCGGCTCGACCGTCGAACGTGATCGACGCACTGCCGGCGCTGATCCGCAAGGCAGCGATGGAAACTGCGTATCGGATCCCGCGGCCAAAGGGTGACGGGGTTATCACCGAAATACGGAGGATCGCATGAACTCGCTCGTGCACATCGAAGCCGGCCAGTGGGTGCTGGCGTACACGGATGGCTGCGGTCCCTTCCCGGGCAGCGGCGAACTGCGCAAGGCGGTGGAGCTTCTCGTTTACGAGGGATCGGGCTGGACCTTCAGCCGGCCGTCCGACCTGTTCGACATCCTCCAGGTCAAGCGCGTCATGCCGAAGACCTTCACGGTCCTCGACGGGCATCCCGGCCGCCGCTTCCGCGATCAAGTGGTCGCGGCGGCATCAACGGAGGGCGAGATCGTCGCATTGCGCGACAAGCTCTTCGGCATCGGGGTCGCGGCCGATCGCGCGATCGAGGAAGAGACGGCGCGCGTCATGGCCGACTTCGCCCGTAAGATCCGCGCTGATGCGCTGGCCAAGATCCACCGCACGCTGCCGCACATCTTCGGGAGGGACGCATGACCGCTTCGACCAACATACCAGACCCGGGCGAGGTGCCGGTCCTCGACTGGCTCGATGTCAGCCTTCTCGACGTCGACGCGCTGTACCAGCGGCCGGAGGACGAAAAGCGCGTGGCGAAGATCGCCGAAGGCTTCCGCTGGGACCGGTTCGGCGCCCTCGTCGTCGCTCCCAAGGAAGGTGGACGATTCAGCATCATCGACGGCCAGCACCGCGCGCGCGCCGCGCAACTGCACCCCAGCGTCACAGTCGTGCCTGCGGTGATCATCACGGCCGACGGGGTGGCCGAGGAGGCGGCAAGCTTCGTCGGCATCAACGCGGAGCGAAAGAACACCAGCGCGCTCGAGCTGTTCTTCGCGCATCTCGCTACCGGCGATGAGGATGCGGAGACGGTGCGCCAGGTGTGCGACCGCGCCGGCATCAGGATCCCGAAGCACCCGCAGGTCTACAAGCCGGGTGACTGCATCGCCGTCGCTGCCATACAGGCCATGATCGGCCGGCGCGGCGCCATGCGGGCCCGGCAGCTCCTCGAGATACTCGCCAAGGCCGAGCTGGCGCCGATCACCGCGACGCACATCAAGGCGGTGGAGCACCTGATGACCGCAGAGGAGTTCTGCGGCGTCATCGAGGGTGAAGACCTCACGGCGACGATCCTCGCGATGGGCACTGCGGCCGACGCCGAGGCGAAGCGGTTTGCGGCGACCCACGGCTGCCCGGCATGGAAGGGGCTCGCATCGACCTGGTTCCAGCGGTGCAGGAAGCGGAGGAAGGCGGCATGACCTACCAGCTTCCTCAATCGCTTGTCGCGCTCCGCAGCAAGCTCGTCAGCCTCGGCGCCGACGTCACGGCCTTCAAGTCCGAGCGTCAGGCGGCGTTCATGGCTCAGCAGCTGCTCGGCACGCGGTTCAAGTTCCCGCCGAAGGGTGCGTCGTGCTTCACGCTGCTGCGGCGCATGGACAAGACCGCGGCGGCGGCGCCTAGCTCCTCAGGCAGTCCGGCCGCCTCGAAATCCAAGCGCAGCAAGGGATCGAAGCCACCACGCGACCGAACACCGGCCACCTCCGCAACGAACCTCGATACTGGCCTCGTCATCTTCTGCGACGGCGGCTGCGAGCCGAACCCGGGCGTGGGCGGCTGGGGCTTCGTCGTCTACCGCGATGGTGTCGAAATCCACGCCGAGCACGGCGGCGCGGCCGACGTGACGAACAACATCATGGAGATCACCGGCACGCTGATGGCGCTCCGGTGGTTCGCGGAGCGCGGTGTCGTCGAGCCGGTCCGCCTGCTCTGCGACAGCCAGTATGTCGTGAAGGGCTGCAACGACTGGCGGCACGGCTGGAAGAAGAAGGGATGGCGCCGCGGCGTCGAGAAGGAGCTGGCGAACGCCGATCTGTGGCGGGATCTCGACGAGGCTCTGACCCTGGTGCCGATCACCCTGGAGTGGGTGAGGGGACACGTCGGCACCGCCGGCAACGAGCGCGCCGATGAACTGGCGGCGATGGGGCGCGACATCGCCCTCGAGCGAGTCCTCGACGCTGAGCGAGAGCGCAATTCCTTGGGTTATGCCTCCCGGATCCATGACGCTGCGGACGGGAGGACGTTCGCATGAAGCCGACGCTCTCGCTTCCAGGCCGGGCGGTGAGCCCGCCCACCGACTTCAAGCGCGACAAGAACGGGCGTCGCGCCGACGGCAAGATCGAGGTCGACCTTCGCGACTGGCGGCCGAAGGCCAAGGCGTCTGTGGCCGATGACGATGTCGACGAGCGCGCCGCGCGCCGGGCCCTGGGCGTCGATGAGTGGAGGGCACGGCGCAATCGAGGAGACGCCCATTGAGCCGAGGCAGTCTGTGGGCCGTCGCCCGCGAGCGCGGAATCACCCTCAAGAGCGGTCGGGATCACTCCCCGGCCGCTTCTCGCGAGAGGACCACCTACGCGCGCAAGACGCTGCGCCGGTTGATGGACAAGCACGGCGAGGAGCACGTCGGCCGCGTGCTGGACGTCATCCTCGGCGACGAGCGCGGCCGACGGCGCAATCGGGAAGGCAATGCAGCGGAACTGTACGGCGCCACCCTGACGGCTGTCAGCGAGCTCCTGCGCCGACATCCGCAGCTTGCCGAGGAGGGCCCGGCCATCCTTCGCGAAATCGATCTCGGCGCGCTGCGCCGACGAGCCAAGGCAATGAAGGCCGGGCCCGTGTCGCAGACCATGCTGACGCTGCTGACGCTGGCGCTGGTCGACACCGGCGCGGACGAGGACTGGATGCGAGAACGAACAGAGGAAGCGGCATGACGAGAGCCAGCAGGGCAGAACTCCAACGGGATCCTTCGACGGGCTCCTACGCCGCATGGGACGCCAGGGCGGTGCGAGACCGGATCATCGAGGCCCGGGAAACGACGGCATTGCTGCCGTACGTCGCCGGTGCCGCTGGTCGCTCGGGCTGGTGGCCGGAGACGCCATCGGACTACGGCAACTCCCGCACCTTCCGCCGGCGCGCCACCGCGGCCGAGATCGCTCGGATGGAGGAGGTCATGGGCTGGATCGCGGCATTACCCGAGGAGGCGGATCGGAAGCTCCTGCGGGACTACGCCTGGCTGAAGACGTCGCCGCACGCCCGGATCGGCATCTGGTGCGAGAAAAACGGCTGGCCCGAGAGAATATTCCGGCGCCGCGTAGACCTTCTGTGCCAGCGGATCGCGAACGACCTGAACCGCAACACGAGATTGAGGCTTGATGCGGCCGATTGCGCGGTGTCCGAAATGTCGGCAGAAGTCATACCCGAAGCGTTACCTCGGAAATCTGCGCCCTTTGAACGGGCAGAGGATGCAAAGCCGGCAGACCTGCCGGAGCATCCCGACAGAGGGGCCACGATCCGGCGCATCCAGCGCTGGGCCGCGGAGCGATCCCGCAGAGAGCGGAGCGCGCAAGTCGATCGCTGCTGACGCTTCGCTTGGACTTCTAGTCTGTGAGAGCATCACGACTTGCCGTCGGCAGATGGCCGAGCGCAAGGCGGTGAGAGCTCGAATTATTCGACATAAGCGAGAGGATCGGTTGAGGCCGATGCTAGTGAGTTGGTCGATTCATGAAGGACGCAAATGAACGCCCAGAGGGCGGCGGGGCCTCTCGCTATAACCCCTCCGCCGACAAACAACTGGTGCTGAAGGACAAGAATTCCGCGGACTTCGGGGTTCTCCTGCAGCTTCTCCTGTAGCGTCTCTATTGTCTTCCATCCGCGATAGCCGACCGCAAAAAGCGGCACGGCGTGTGTCGGTGGTGGCCCCATGCTCATAGTCACGCGGAAACGTCTTGAGAGCTTTGCTAGCTTTTGAGCGGTAGCCAACGCTTCTTGCCATTGGCCGGATATATCTGACTTCACCTCGACAACTGCAGCTACCGTCTCAGCCAGGTACAATCGGATGGCATCTTGCCCCACGGCAGGAAGCGAAGGCCCGAATGGATATTCGATGACTACGTCCAGCTGTCCGCTTCTGTTGCCGTTCGCGTCAGTTGCATCTCCGCTCCCAAAGCGGAACACCGGCGGAAGGACCTTTGAAAGGAAACCGCCTATGAAGGTCTCGCGCTCTGTACCCCTTGAGCTCGCCGACATCGCGGCATTGCCATCATGTATGGCCATCAACTGCCGCTGAATGCTGATCAGTCGGTCAAGCACTATCTGATTGGCCATACGCGCGAATCCTTCATGCACACTAAGGTTAGGTGCACATGCCTTGAAGTTCGTGTGAAGCCCACCGCCGCCTGCTCGCCGATGCTCGTGCCAAGCGCAGCATCAAGAGCGTGGTGACGGTAGTGCCAGCGTATGGCTAAGCTCGCCACGGTCAAGCCTCGCCTCGGCGGCCTCGGCCACCGCATGGGCGCCAGCCCGGCAGACGAGCGGGAACGCGGTCGGCAGCGGGACGCATCGGACGCATGGCGCGCCTGGTACAAGACCGCGCGCTGGCAGAAGCTGCGAGCGAGGGTCCTGAAGCGCGACCTCTACACCTGCCAGAAGACCGGCGTGCTGGTGACGGGCAAGTACCCGGCGCCGAACAGCGCCGTGGCTGATCACAAGATCCCGCACCGCGGCGACCCGGTCCTGTTCTGGGACGAGGACAACATCGAGACCGTGAGCAAGGCCTACCACGACAGCGTGAAGCAGAAGGCCGAGCAGAGCGCCATCAAGGGCGTCTGGTACTAACTTCTCGATCCATACGAAAGATGCGGTTCACCACATCCGCGTGGTTTTCGAGACTGTTTAGCATGAGGACTTCCAGCCATTCGGCTTGGTGCGACCCCTCATATGGTCGCGTCAAAGCAATGATCTCTTCTCCGCTCCCAAGGGCGTAACTCCCGAAACGGGAGGCGATGGCATCGGTTCGGTCGTCATCGATGTGGGCGATGAGCCCCTCGAGGTAGAAACGATAAAAATCTACATCAACATCAGCATTAGGTTCCTCAGACGGGTACTTCTTGGTCAACAGACGAGGCCCCGCGTTGTGCCAGGGTCCCTTCGTCGTCAACTGGGTCAGAGTTACGGGAAAAAAGGAAAGCGGTTCCGGGTCTCCCTCGGCGACCATGCGGGTCAGCTCTTCTAGGCGATCCCCATCCATGGGAACCCGGTAGCCGACGAGATCTGTAACAGCTGCTCGCCAGAGCAGAGAGAGGAAGAAGAGGCGCAGCCGCTTCGCGCCTGGCGCGGCAAGCCTCCCCAACCCGGCAGAGCCGTCAGGCTGCAACAGATCGATGCCATCAAGTTCCCCGGGATCCTGCCAGCCGCTCCATACCAGCTTGAGTCTCCGAAGCTCCTTGATAGCGAAGTCGTCATAGCGGGACAGGATGTCCTCGCCCTTACGGGTCACAATGCCGGAGTCGTACCATCCATCGAAGCGCCTGACCGGTCGGCCGAGGTCGAACCCTTCGGCGCGTGCGAGCCCGGGTTCCGGTGTCTTTGTCAGCGCCTTGGGAAGTAGGTGCGATCGGACGAGCTTCCCGGTCGATTTCGTCAGCTTGCAGGTTCCGTAGGCCATCAGAGCATCGACGTCGAAAGGGGGGGTGTGTTGAAGATCAAATCCCGCCTCGCCGCTAGACCCGCGTCCCCCACATTCGCGCATTTTTTTCTGCCAGACCCGGAATTTTGGACTGAAAGCAGCACCATGACCGAAAAACCAAAGACGCGGAAACGTGCTGCGCCCCGAGGCCGGCCGCCGTATCGGCCGACGATCGAGAACCGGAAGACGGTCGAGGAGATGAAGTTCTGCGGCGAGAGCGACGCGACGATCGCCCGGGCGCTGAACATCGATCCGGACACGCTGCGCAAGCACTTTGCCGATGAGCTGGCGGACGGCCACGCCCAACGCCGCAAGGAGGTCATCGGCCTGATGTTCACCGCGGCGCGCGGCGGCAACGTCGCAGCGATCAAGAAGCTCGAGGAGATGGGCAGGGTCACCGCAGCGTCAGAGGCGGTCAAGGGCCGCGAGAAGCCGGAACCGAAGCGCGGCAAGAAGGAAGAGCGCCAGATCGCGGCGGAGAACGTGCAGGGTCGTTTCGCAACGCCGGCCGCGCCGAAGCTGGTCGTGAGCAATAAGTGACGCAGTGGTCGACGGCCTGCCTCGATTGGAAGGCCAGGATTGTCGAAGGCCGCTCGCTGATCCCGTTCGATCCGCTGTTTCCCGACGAGGCCGAGGCGGCGCTGGCGGTCTTCAAGTCGCTGCGCGTCGTCGATATCGCCGGCAGCCCCACCTTCGGCGAGTGCTGCGACGAGTGGGTGTTCGACTTCGTGCGCGCCATCTTCGGCGCCTACGATCACTCGACGGCCGAGCGGCTGATCGAGGAGTTCTTCCTCCTCATCTCGAAGAAAAACACGAAGTCGACGATCGCCGCAGGGATCATGCTCACCGCGTTGATCCGCAATTGGCGGCTCTCGGCCGAACTGCTGATCCTGGCGCCGACGATTGAGATCGCGAAGAACTCCTACGAGCCGGCGCGCGACATGGTGTTCGCGGATCCGGAGCTTTCGGACCTGCTGCATGTCCAGGAGAACGTCCGGACGATCACGCATCGGCGGACCAACGCCAAGCTCAAGATCGTGGCGGCCGATTCCGAAACGGTCGGCGGCAAGAAGGCGGCGTTCATCCTGGTCGACGAGCTCTGGCTATTCGGCAAGCGCGATGGCGCCGGCGCGATGCTGCAGGAGGCGACCGGCGGTCTGGTCTCGCGCCCCGAGGGGTTCACGATCTACCTGACGACGCAGAGCGACGAGCCGCCGGCTGGGGTGTTCAAGGAGAAGCTCGCCTACTTCCGCGACGTGCGGGACGGCCTGATCGAGGATCCGCGCAGCCTGCCCGTGCTCTACGAGTTCCCGCCGGAGATGATCGAGGAAGACGAGCACCTGGCGCCGGCGAACTTCCGCATCACGAACCCGAACCTCGGGCGGTCGGTGCGGCAGGACTGGCTCGAGCGCAAGCTGAAGTCCAACATGGCGGGGCAGGGCGATGAGGGTGAAGACCTCCAGACGTTCCTCGCCAAGCACCTGAACGTCGAGATCGGCATGCGCAACCGGCGCGACCGGTGGCCCGGGGCCGAATACTGGATGGGGGCGGTCGAGCCCGGCCTGACGATGGAATCGCTGATCGAGCGCTGCGAGGTCGCGACGATCGGGATCGACGGTGGCGGCCTCGACGATCTTCTAGGCTTCGCGGTCATCGGGCGCGAGAAGGGCACCCGGCACTGGCTGCTCTGGTCGAAGGCCTGGGCCCATCCGATCGTGCTGAAGCGCCGCAAGGAGATTGCCGAGCAGCTGCGCGACTTCGCCAAGGACGATGAACTGGTGTTCTGCCAGAAGCCGACGCAGGACATCGAGGAAGTCGTCGCCTTGTGCTGCCGGATCCGCGACGCGGGGCTGCTTCCCGAGAAAGAGGGCACCGGCTGCGACAAGCTCGGCTTGCCGGCTCTCGTCGACGGGCTGATCGCTGCGAAGTTCGACACCGACGCCAACGGCGGCACGATCACCGGAATCGGGCAGGGCGGCTTTCTGAACGATGCGATCATCGGCACCGAGCGCAAGCTGGCCGACGGCACGCTGAAGCATGCCGGCCTGGCCGTCATGCGCTGGTCCGTCGAGAACGCGAAGGTGGTGCTGAAGGGCTCGGCCCGCGCCATCACGAAGCAGGTGTCGGGCAAGGCCAAGATCGACCCGTTCATCGCCATGCTGAACGCGGCGAAGCTGATGAGCCGCAACCCGGAAGCCTACAGGAAGCGCAAGGCGCAGGTCCTGATCATCGGCTGACATCCTGACATTTCGAACATCAAGGAGGTCGTCATGACCGTGACGCGCCGCGCCTACTCGTCGCTCACCATCAAATCGGTCGACGAGGAGAAGCGCATCATCCGCGGCATCGCGACGACGCCGGCGGTCGATCGTGTCGGCGACATCGTCGAGCCGCTCGGCGTCAAGTTCACGAACCCGATGGCGTTCCTTTGGCAGCACGACGCGCATCAGCCGATCGGGACCGTCAAGTTCGACAAGCCGACCAAGGCCGGCATCACCTTCGAGGCGGAGATCCCGACGATCACCGAGGACGGCAAGCTGAAGGATCGGATCGACGAGGCCTGGCAGTCCATCAAGATCGGGCTGGTGCGCGCCGTGTCGATCGGCTTCCGCGCCGTCGAATATGCCTTCCTCGACGAGGGCGGGATCCGCTTCATCAAATCCGAGGTCTTCGAGCTCTCGGCGGTGACGATCCCCGCCCAGCCCGAAGCCGTCATGACCAGCATCAAGAACATGGACGCGGCGGGTGTCGCGGTCATCAAACAGTTCGACGCGAACGCTCCGGCCGCGACCGGCACTATCGAGCGTCCCGCGACGAAGCCAGCCCCCGGCGCCTCGGGGAAAACCCACAAGCCAGTGAACCTGAGGCCAAAGGAGGCCACCGATATGAAGACCATCGCTGAGCAGATCGCTGCTCTCGAAGCATCCCGCCAGGCCAAGTCGGCCCGTATGGCCGAAGTCATGCAGAAGAGCATGGACGAAGGCCGGTCGACGGACGAATCCGAACAGGAAGAGTTCGATGCCTTGGCCGACGAAGTCGAAGCCATCGACGGTGACCTGAAGCGCCTCCGCAATCTGGAGAAGGCCCAGGCCGGCGCCGCGAAGCCGGTCGTCGCCAACCAGATCAAGACCGGTGCGGACGGCACGGCTGCTCGTTCCGGCGTGGTGATCAAGGCCCCCGACCTCGAAAAGGGCATCGGCTTTGCCCGTCTCGCCAAGGTGAAGGCCTTGGCGAAGCTGGACGGTGAAAGCGTACGCACCGTTGCCAAGGAGCTCTACGGAGAAAACTCCGCCGTCTTCGGCATCGTCAGCAAGGCTGCGGTTCCTGCGGGTACCACGGCAGAAGGCAACTGGGCCGGCGCCCTCGTCGGCGAGGGTACCGACGTCATCGCCGATTTCGTCGAGTTCCTGCGTCCGCGCACGATCCTCGGCCGGTTCGGCAATAACGGCGTTCCTGGACTCCGCAACGTGCCCTTCAACGTGCCCCTCGTCGGGCAGACGGAAGGTGGCGAGGGCTACTGGGTCGGCGAAGGCAAGGCGAAGCCCCTCACCAGCTTCGGCTACGAGCGCAATATCCTCGACATCTTCAAGGTGGCGAACATCGCGGTTGTGACCGAAGAGCTTCTGCGCCGGTCTTCGCCGGCGGCCGAAGCGCTGCTTCGCGACAGCCTCGCCGCCGCAATCGCGGCACGTCTGGATATCGACTTCATCAACCCGGCAAAGGCCGCGGTTGCTGGCGTCTCGCCTGCATCCATCACCAACGGCCTGACCCCGGTCGCGTCGTCGGGTGGTGATGCGGACGCCATCCGTGCCGACATCCGGGCTCTCATGGCCACCTTCATCGCGGCGCAGAATGCCCCGACGACGGGTGTGTGGACCATGGGTTCGACGACGGCGCTCGCCCTGTCGATGATGACCAACCCGCTCGGCCAGGCCGAGTTCCCGGGCATCTCGATGACCGGCGGCACGTTCGCGGGAATGCCTGCTGTCGTGTCGGATTACATCCCGGCCGGCACGGTCGTGCTCGCCAACGCCAGCGACATCTACCTCGCTGACGAGGGCGGCATCCAGGTCGACATGTCCCGCGAAGCATCGCTCGAGATGGCCGACAACCCGACGCACAACTCCGACACCCCGACCGGCGCAACCTCGCTGGTGTCGATGTTCCAGACGAACTCGGTCGCCTTCCGGGTCGAGCGGTTCATCAACTGGGCACGTCGTCGGCCTTCGGCAGTCGCCATCCTTACGGGTGCGACGTGGGGCGCTCCCGTCGAGCCCGCGGTCTGATCGTTCGGCTCATCACGAGGGGCGGGCTTCGGCTCGCCCTTCCCATGAACCGAAGGAGAGCATCATGAAAAGCCAGTCCTATATGACGCGCGCCCTTCGTGCCCGAGATCCCCGCTTCGCCACCATCCTCGGCAAGCTCGGGTATGGCCGGCGCGATCTGATCGCCGCCGATCCGCTCGATCATGATGGCGATGGCCGCAGGGGCGGTTCGCCAAAGCACGATGCCGGCGACGATCTCACCGCCGCCCGCGCCGCCTATCAGGAGGCAGTAGGCAAGCGGCCGTTCCACGGTTGGTCGATCGACGAACTGAACGCGAAGATCGCTGAGGCGAAGGGCTGATCATGCGCGTTCTTGGGCTCGACATTACGCGGCGCCAGAAGGCGGTCTCGCCGGCGCCGGTCATGCCGCGCCGCGGCTCCTGGCACACGATCCTCGAAAGCTTCGGCGGCGCCTGGCAGCAGAACGTCGAGGTCAAATACGACAGCGTCCTGTCGAACCACGCGGACTTCGCCTGCCGCACGCTGATCGCCTCCGACATCTCCAAGCTGCCGGTCAAGCTCGTCCGGCATCAGGGGAACGATGTCTGGAAGGAGACGACCAACCCGGCCTATTCGCCCGTGCTGCGCAAGCCGAACCATTTCCAGAACCGGATCCAGTTCTTCGAGAGCTGGGTGCTGTCCAAGCTCCAGAAGGGCAACACCTACGTCCTGAAGCAGCGCGACGGGCGCGGCGTGGTGGTGCGGCTCTATGTTCTCGATCCCGACCTCGTCGTGCCGCTAATCGCCGCCGACGGCTCGCTCTTCTACGAGCTGCGCACGGATCAGCTTTCCGGCCTGCCCGAGACGATCATGGTCCCGGCTCGTGAGATCATCCACGACCGGTTCAACTGCCTGTTCCATCCGCTGGTCGGCACGTCGCCGATCTTCGCCAGCGGCCTCGCAGCGATGCAGGGCCTCGCGATCCAGAACAACTCCACGCTGTTCTTCCAGAACGGGTCGCAGCCCGGCGGCATCCTCTCCGCGACGAACGAGATCGACGAGCCCGACGCGAAGAAGCTGAAGGACTATTTCGACGAGAACTTCGGCGGGAAGAACCGCGGAAAGATCGCTGTCGTCGGCGGCGGCTTGTCCTATACCGCGCTCGCGGCGAAGGCGGTGGACAGCCAGCTCATCGAGCAGCTGAAATGGTCGGCGGATGTCGTCTGCTCGACCTATCACGTGCCGCCATACAAGATCGGCATGGGCACGCCGCCTTCCTCGGCGAACATTCAGGCCGGCAACATGGAGTACTACAGCTCCTGCCTGCAGTCGCTCATCGAGGCGATTGAGCTCTGCCTCGACGAGGGGCTCGGGATGGACGGCGTGTCGATCGGCGCGATGTTCGATACCCGCGAACTCCTGCGGATGGACACGGCCACGCAGTACGACGTCGCGGCCAAGGCCAAGGGCATGGCGACGCTCGATGAGCAACGCCAGATGATCGGCCTCGACAAGATCACTGGCGGCGGGACGATCTACCTGCAGCAACAGGATCACTCGCTTGCAGCGATCGAGGCGCGCGACGCGCAGCTGATCGACCTGGTTGAAAACCCGCCCCCACCTCCTGCCGATCCCGCCGCCAACGACAATGCCATGGAAGCGCAGGCCGCCGCCGCGCTGATCGAGATGCACAAAGGGCTTTCCTGATGTTTGATGGCAAGGCCTTCGGCTCCGAGATGGTGGAGATCGTGAAGCGGCACGTGGCCGGCGCGATGAAGCCCCTCATCTCCCGCATCGATGCGCTCGAGAAGCGTGCGCCGGAGCGGGGGGAGAAGGGTGAAGCTGGTGCCGATGGCAAGGACGGGCTCAACGGTGCCGACGGCGCTCTGGGCCGGGACGGCGTCGACGGCAAGGACGGATCTGCCGGCATCGATGGAAAGGATGGGGCGCCCGGTGAAAAGGGCATCGACGGCAAGGATGGCATTGGCCTCGCCGGCGCGCTGATCGATCGGGAAGGCAGACTTGTCGTAACGCTGACGGACGGCACCACTCGTGATCTTGGCCCGGTCGTCGGCAAGGACGGGGCCGAGGGCCTACGTGGCAGTGACGGCAAGGATGGCCGCGACGGTGCCGACGGCCTCGGCTTCGACGATCTGGAGGTCGTCCATGACGGCGTGCGCGGTTTCACCTTCCGCTTCGCTCGAGGCGAGCAGGTCAAGGAGTTCCCGTTCACGCTGCCGGTCGTCATCGACAAGGGCGTCTTCAAGGATGGATCCGAGTACGAGCCCGGTGATGGAGTGACCTGGGCCGGCTCATTCTGGATCGCGCAGGAAAAGACGGCAGAGAAGCCCGACAGCGGCCGAGGCTGGCGTCTGGCTGTGAAGCGCGGTCGCGACGGCAAGAGAGCGCCTGTGGTCTCCAGCGGGCCGAAACAGCCGCTGCACGTCGGCGTTCCGGCGAAGGCGAACTGACATGAATCAGCTTATCTCGACCGCCTTCGTGAAGCAGGCACTTCGGATCGCGGAATACGACGGCGCCGGCGAAGTGCTGCCGCATGAAGATGACGACGTGATCAAGGCCTACATCAAGGCCGCTCAAGAGGCCGTGCTGCGATACCTGAAGGACAATGCCAACGAGACCTGGACCGAAGAGACCGCGCCCCGGGCCGTGCGCCAAGCGGTCCTGATCGCGGTGCAGGCCATGTACGATCCCGACCAGATGGACCTGCTGTCGGGTCTGGCCTCCTCCGATCCCAAGAACCCGATCGTCGGCATGTTGAGCATGCTGCGGCGGCCGACGCTCGCATAGGAGACACCGATGGCCCGCGTGCAGTTCATCCGCGACTTCGACTGGAAGCCGACGCCCCAGACGACGATCGCGTACAAGGCCGGCGGCGAGCACACGGTGCGCCGTGAGTGCGCGGATGCAGCCGTGAAGGCCGGTGCCGCGACCGAGGGCGACGACCAGCGGAAGCCGGCCGATGGCACCGCGGAGTAAGCCCGTCGCGCAGGAGCTTCGGCACCGGGTCACATTCCAGTCGCGCGGAGGCGTCGACGACGGATTTGGCAACGAGGTCAGCGGGGGTTTCGAGGACCGGTTCTCGGTGCATGCCGCATTCCGGCCGGGCGGTGGATCCGAGGCGGTCATCGCGGCGCGTCTGGAGGGACGCCAGGTGCTGCACGTCTACGTGCGGGCCTCCGCGAACACCCGAATGATCACTCCTGGGTGGCGCATGAAGAGCACGAACAAGGGCGTCCAGACGCTCTACGCGATCGACGCCGTCGATCCTGTGACCGATCCCGGCTGGGTCTATCTCCAGGTCGAAAGCGGTGTGGCGGCGTGAGGATCAAGGCCGAGCTCCGCGGTCGTGACGCTGTCATGCGCCGCCTGCGCAAGCTCGTGCCGGAGGCCGAGCAGCAAGTTGCAGATGCCCAGATCGAGGTAGCACAGGAGTTGGCGAGCGCGATCGAGAACGTTGCGCCCCTCGGCGAGACTGGCGATTACCGGGCCAGCATCGTCGGGGTGAAGCTTTCCAGCCGGCCGGCGGGACGAGCCCTGGTCGGTGTCGGGCAGACGAAAGACCCGAACGCGACCGGCATCTTCGCCGAGTTCATCTGGCGCTTCCTCGAGTTCGGCACGGTCAAGATGAGCGCGCGACCACACATCTTCCCGACCTATCGCGCCAACAGGAAGCGCATCCGCCGCAAGGTGGCCGGCGCCGTCAACAAGGCCGTTCGGAAGGCCAGGCGATGACATCACCTTCCCTGGAGCTGCAGAGCGCCATCCTGGCGCGCCTCAAGGTCGTGCCTGCGGTCACGGCTCTGATCGACGGCCGGGTCTACGACCAGGTCCCGGCCTCGGCGGCTTTCCCGTATGTGAGCTTCGGCCCGACCGACGAGCTGACGGAAGACACGAACTGCCGGAACGGTTTCGACATCAGCCTGCAGATCGACTGCTGGTCGCGGGCAGTGGGCTTTCCGGAAGTGAAGCGGGTTAGCGACGCGGTCCGGGCCGCGCTGCACGACCACGACTTCACCCTGACCGACAACGCCCTCGTCTATTTCCGCCATCGCCAGACGCGGGTTTTTCGCGATCAAGACGGGCTCACGAGCCATGCGGTTTTGACTTTTGAAGCTTTTGTCGAGCAGCCGGAAGGGGTATAAAAAGACGGGCCGAACAGGTGGTGAGACACCCGAACGGCCCTGACCGAAACGCGATCGAGTGGAGATCACGAATGGCTCATGAATCTATACCCGCGCCTTGTGCATCATGCCAACAGTGCGGAACATCCTTTCAGCGATCCCGTCCGACCCAGAAGCGCTGCAGCGACTGTCAGTATCAGGCGCGGCTTGAGGCCAACAGGCTGCGTCGCAGACAAAAGGCCGAGGCAGACGGTAAGGCGGCCCGCCCATCGCATTGCCTAGAGTGCAGCGTGGCGCTGAGCGAGGACACAAAGCACCATCGGTGCCCCGCGTGCCGGCTGGCGGTGAAGAGGCTCAAGAACACGGCGCGAGAGGCCCGGATAAGGCGAGATCGCGGGGATGCCGTCTTAGGCGAGCAATTTCCTTGCACGGGATGCGGACAACCTACGGAGCGGACTAGCGGCTCACGCAAATTCTGCGAGCCATGCCGGGAGCAGTCGAAACGGGAAGCCCATCGGGTTGCTAACCGGAAGTACGAGGCAGGTCGACCACCGCGCAAGCGCGACCGTGAAGAGGCTAAGGCTCGCTATCGCCGCTACGCAGAGAGGCACCCGCACAAGCTCTTGGCACAGTCTCGACGATACAACGAAGCGAACCGCGAAGAGATCAACCGGAAGTCACGGGAAAGGGCCTCACGCCCCGGCCAGCGAGAGTTGCGAAGAGAGTGGGATAGGCAGCGTCGCCAGAAGCCAAAGAACCGGGTGGACGGCAGGATGAAAGCGTCGATCCAGATGGCGCTTAGGGGTGGCAAAGCTGGCCGGTCGTGGGAGGCTTTGGTCGGCTATACGCTGGACGATCTAGTTCGTCACCTTGAGCGACAGTTTGTTAAGGGCATGAATTGGGAAAACATCGGGCGGTGGGAAATCGACCACGTTCGACCCCGTTCGATGTTCTCCTATGAGACAGCCGAAGACCCCACCTTCAAGGAATGCTGGGATATTTTGAACTTGCGGCCCTTATGGGCGCATCTCAACAGAGAGAAGAGCGCAAAGCGTATCTTCTTACTGTGACCTGAACACCAATATCGACAAGCGGGCCGTCCTTTGGGCGGCCTTTTTCATGGAGAATCCAAAATGGCGGTCGCTACCACGATCAAGTCTGGGAAGGTTCGAGTTATGCTCGGCGACGGCGGCGACCCGATGGTCTATGCCGCCCCTTGCGGCATGACTTCGAGGTCCGTCACCCTCGAAAAGTCCCTCAACGAGTTCCAAGGCGTCGACTGCGACGATCCTGACGCGGTGTCGTGGCTTCTGCGCGATGGTGTATCGAAGTCGATGTCAGTCGACGGTGAGGGCGTCTTGGCGGAGGAATCGATTGAGACCTGGCTGGACGCTCTGGAAAATGTCGATGCCGTTCCTGCCAAAATCGAACTTGAGTTTCCGACCAAGACCGTGACCTGGACCGGGAACATGCAGGTCGGAACATTCACCTTCGCTGCGGAGAACGGCGGTCGCGCAACCGCTAATCTCACGATGCAGTCGTCTGGGCCGATGGTCCGCACGGTCACGCCGTAATGAGCCGGGACGCTTCGCTCACGGAGCCTTTCGGAGATGGGGACCACCACTTCCGCCTCGCATGGGCTCAACTGGAGAAGATCCAGGAGGCGTGCGACGCAGGCCCCTACGTCGTGCTGGACCGGCTCGCGTCGGGCCGGTGGCGGCTCGAGGATATCCGCGAGGTCATCCGTTACGGGCTGATCGGCGGCGGCATGACACCAGTCGAGGCGCTGAAGCTGGTCCGCGAGTATGTCGAGGGTCGTCCTCCGCATGAAAGTCTGGCGCTCGCGCAGAAGATCATGATCGCCGGCGTCGTCGGGGCGCCGGAGGAGGAAGTCGGAAAAAAAGCCGAGGCGGCAAGTCAGGAGGGGGAGAAGCCCCGCTCCCCAACGGAAAACTCCGATTTGCCGCCATCTACGGAACGGGCGCCGTCCTAGGCTTCACGCCGCAGGAAATCGGGCAGATGAGCGTCTGGCAGTTCCTCGCCGCGGTCGAGGGCTACAGGCAGGCGCACGACCCGGACGCGGGCAAGGAACTGTCGTCTCAGGAAGTCGACGATCTCTGGGACTGGCTCCAGATGCCTTAGCGAGCTACCAGCCGCACGCTTCCCGCACGGGGGAGACGGCCTCGTCTATTCCAGAGACGGAGAATTCGATCGTCTTTGCCGATTCATTGACGGTCAGCAAGCGGACAAGGAGTTTCTCTCCACCCAGCATCTTCCGTATCGTGCGAATGGCGTCTCCGCCGAGCAAAGCCAAAGAACCGTGATCGTTGGCGGAGATTGCGCCTTCCTCAAAGGACGAGGCTGCATCGACGCGGAAGGTCACTCGGCCGAGGTTCCCATTGTCTGACGTGTACAGTTCAGGAAGCACCAAAGCGAGCGCTGTCCGGTTTTCTTCGCAGACGATCTGCAGGTTGGCGCGCCCGGAACGGCCATACCTATTCGTATAGGTAGCTTCGGCTTCTTTGATCGCAGCGACAGTCGGGCTGTCGTCGAAGGCCGATTTCCCTTCGATTACTTCCCAAGCGAACGCGAAAGTTGGCGCGAGCGCCAGCGCTAGAACAATCCAGATCCGCACCGAGGCTCCTACATGGCTGGCGACGTCGAAGACCTAGTTCTATCCATAAGCGCCGACACCGCGCAAATTCGCCGAGCCCTGAAGCGGCTGGAAGGCGATACCCAGCGAACGACGCGCGTCATGGATCGGCATTTTGCGGCGTTGAGTACCAGTGTCGGGCGCTCCGCCAATCTCGCGGCCACGTCCCTCGCCGCGGCGTTCGCCGGCGCCGTGACGCTGCGAAGCGCGCAGCAGCTGATCGACAGTTCCATCCGCGTTCAGAACGCGCTGAAGACGACAGGGCTGGAAGGCGCCGCGCTGGCGAAGGTCTATGACGACCTGTTCGCGGCGGCGCAGCGCAATGCGGCGCCGATCGAAAGCCTCGTGCAGCTCTACAGCCGGTTGGCGATCAACCAGAAGGAACTGAACGTCACCTCCGACGAGCTGGTGCAGTTCTCCGAGACGATCGCCATGGCGCTCCGAGCGGGCGGCACCAGCGCGGCGGAAGCATCTGGAGCGCTGCTGCAGTTGTCGCAGGCAATGGGCAGCGGGGTGGTTAGGGCCGAAGAGTTCACCTCGATCCTCGAAGGGGCGCCGACGATCCTCCAGGCCGCGGCGGCGGGCATCAAGGAAGCCGGCGGGTCGGTCGCCACGCTGCGACAGATCATGCTGGACGGCAGGCTTTCGTCGCAGGCCTTCTTCCGGGGCATCGAGGCCGGATCCAGCATCCTCGACGAGCGGCTGGCGGGTGCAGAGGCGACCGTCTCGCAATCGTTCGTCCGGCTCCAGAACGTCCTTCAGGACGCCGCGGGGCGACTGAACGAGGGCACCGACGCCAGCGAGAAGATATCGCAGGCGCTGGAAACGCTTTCCGACACGATCGCCACGATGGATTTCGGCCCGATTGTCACGGGGCTGGAGAGTGTCGGGGAGGCCGCGCAAAATGTCGTTGGAAGCATCCTGAGCGCCTCCCGCGCCCTCGGCCAAATGGCGGGACTGCCTGACTGGCTTCAGCGGCACCGAGCGATGATGGACAATCTGCGGAGCATGACGCCTCCCGGCGGTGGTGACCAGCGGATAGCGGACCTTTTCGCCGACACTACGGGGACAGGAATTCCAGAGGCCTCTGTCGCGAGCGGCAAGGGCGGGCGTCTCTCTCGGACGGTCAAGCCGATCACAATAGCGGATTACGAAGCTCCTTCAAAACCGGGTGGCGGCGGTGGACGCAAGGGCGCCAGCGAGCGCGAAAAGGCGATTAGGGCTGCCGAGCGCGAAGCCGAAGCCGTTCGCGAGTTGATCAGCGATCTTGAGCACGAACGCTCGCAGATCGGCATGACGAACGAGCAGCGTCAGATATCGGACGCGCTGCGCCGTGCCGGAGCCGCCGCGACTGGCGAGCAGAAGGCGCGAATAGCGGAACTCATCACGGCGATCGAGCAGGAAGAGACGGCGATGGAACGCCTCGCCGCTCAGCAAGAGGAGATCAACGATCTCAGCCGGGACGTGCTCAGCGGCATGATCTCGGACCTCCAGTCGGGCGCCAGTGCAGCCGACATGCTGGAAAATGCGCTCAGCCGCGTTGCGGACCGGTTGCTCGACATGGCCCTCGACGGCCTCTTCGGGGGCGGTGGCATTGGGGGCGGTGGGAAAGGCGGCCTACTCGGCGGCGCCATCATCCCCGGCATCCTCCACCAGGGTGGCGTGGCCGGTCGGGATGGCTACGGCCACGGCCGCGCGGTCTCGTCTTCGGTCTTCGCGGGGGCGCCGCGCTACCACAGCGGCGGCATTGCCGGCATCCGTCCCGGCGAAGTCCCGGCGATCCTCCAGCGTGGCGAGGTCGTCATCCCCAAGGGCGCGAAGATGGGCACCGGCGGGCAGGTGATCGAGCTCAACCTGCGCACCGACGCGGGTCTCATCGCGGACATCGCGGACCAGCAGATCCGGACGCGCTCCGGCGACATCATCAAGGTATCGGTGAAGACCGCCGCCGACAATCACGCGAACGCGCAGCGCGAGGCAAGAAGGCGGGGGCAGACACGGTGACGACATTCCCCCGCGCCATCCCGGACGTTGCCTGGACGGAGATCGACCTGCGGCTGGGGCGCTCCGTCTCCCAGTCGCGCTCCGGCAGCCGGCTGACGAACGTGGTGGAGTTCGCCGACCCGGTCTGGGTCGTTACCCTGCAGACGAAGCCGCTGCGCCGGACGGAGTTCATGTCGGTGGAGGCGTGGTGGCGCTCGCTGCGGGAGGGTCTCAGGACGGTGCGGTTCCGGCATCCATGCTGGCCCGGGCCGAAGGCGCATTTCCGTAACCTTGGGCCGGCGCAGACCATCGGTGAGGTCGCCTCCATCCTCAGCGCGAACACCATCTCGGCGACGGGGCTCGATGCCGGGCTGATCATCGGCGCCGGCGACTATGTGCTGTTCTACAACGGCGTCTACCACCTGGCCCAAATCACTGACACGGCCGGATCGGGCACCACACGGACGATCGAGTTCGAGCCGGCCTTCCCGCCGGGGTCGGCCTTCGCAGGGGCGCAGGTGCGGTTCGACATTACAGAGCTGCTGATGCGCCCGGTGGCGGGGTCGTTCCAGAAGTCGGGCAGTCTGTCGCTCAGACAGGTCTCGTTCGATCTGATGGAGACCCGCACATGAGGTCGCTCAATGCCGAGACACTGGCGCTGCTCGACGCGGGCCGGGCGGTGATCCGCGGCATGATGCGCTTCGATTTCGGGACCGGCATCTATGGCTTCTGGAACGGGTCGGCGCCGTTCGTCTTCGAGGGCCTGACCTATCTGCCAGGTGGCGTCATCGAGGTCTCCGACATCCAGGGCAGCTACGGGGCCGAGGCGGTTGGGCTGACGCTGCGGCTGGCAGAAGCGCCGGACGATGGCCTGACGCCGGAAGTGCTCGCGACGATCGAGGCCGAAGACTACCACCAGCGGCCCGTTACGATCTCGGATGCGTACTTCCATCCCGACACGGGCGCGCTGCTGTTCGTCGAGCCCGTCTATCGCGGCCTCGTCGATACGGTCACGCACGAAGCGGGCGAGCAGTCGGCGCTGGTGATCCAGTGCGAAAGCAGAGCGCTCGACAACGTGAAGCCGGGCTTTCGCGTACGGTCGACCGCCGACCAGCAGTCGATCTGGCCGGGGGATCGCTTCTACGAGCATGCCGAGGTCGCCGGCAAGCAGGAGATATTCTGGGGCCGCGACAAGCCGAACCAATCCGGCGCAGCGTACGGGCCCCACCCATTGCTGCCGAAGCTGACGTGAAGACGGTTAAGGAAAAGCTATGAGCGATCGAATGACGGCCATCGAGCACGGTGAAGTACGTACCCAGGATCTTCCCGATCCGGAGCGCAAGGGTACCGCTGGCCCCCTCTACCTGACCGCTGTTGAAGGCGGTCGTGAAGGGGCGCGCGTCCTCCTCACACAGCCAGGCGGCTTCGCTGTCGAGATCGTCGCTGTGAACGGCGGTCTGCGCCTACAGAAGGCGGGGAGCGACCAATGATCCGCTGGCTCCTCCGAAACCTGCCCTGGCGCCGTAATTGGTCCGTACGCAGCGACAACGGCAAGATGATAGCCCGGCGCGGCAGCATCGAAATCTATGACTGAGGCACCGAAATGACCCGCGTCCCCGGCTGGGAAGAGGCGCTGGTCCGCGCCATCGAGAAGCACACGGTGCTGCCCTTCGCGTGGGGCATCTCGGATTGCGGCTACCTCGCCACCGACTGCATCGAGGCGATCACCGGCAAGCTGCCGTTCAAGAGTTTCCGCGGCTACAAGAGCGAGGCCGGCGCGGCGAAGAAGCTGCTCAAGGCCGGCTTCAGCGATATCGGCGACCTGTTCGCCTCCGCCTATGAGGCAATCGCGCCGGCGATGGCGCAGCGCGGCGACGTCGGGACGATCGAGCGCGACGGCAAGGTCGGGGCCGCGGTCGTCACCTCCTTCGGTGTGGCGGTCAAGACAGAGCAGGGCATCGGCTACGAGCCTATCACGGCGCTCAGCCAAGCCTTCCGGGTCGGATAATCCATGCCATTCATCGCACCAGCTATCGCGGCCATCGGCTCCGCCATCGCCGGCATTGCGTCTTTCGTCGGCGGGCTCGGCGTCGTCGGTCAAGCGCTGCTCGGCATCGGGCTCAACTTCGCCGTCAACGCGCTGCGGGGCAAGCCCGATCGGGCCGAGACGGTCAGCGGCACGAAGCTGTCGGTCCAGTACGGTGGCGATCGGCCGCGCGAGATCGCGGTCGGGCTCGTCGCCGTCGCGGGTCACGACGTCTACACGAACACCTACGGCTCATCGAACAAGTATCTGCAGAAGGTTTTCGTGCTGTCCGACTTCCCGATCACGGCGCTGACCCGGGTCGCGGTGAACGGCGAGTGGCGCACGATCAACTGGGCCGACACCAACACGCGCGGCGCGCTGGTCTCCGGCTATCCCGCCGACTCAGACCTGCTCCGCATCCGGGTCTATGACGGCCGCCACAGTGCGCTGCAGGCGGTCGAGTTCGGCGAGAACGGGCTGGCCGGGTCATCCAATCCCTCGGGGCGCTGGACGGCGGATCACGTCGGCAGGGGGACCGCCTTCGTCGTCGTCAGCGCGATGTTCCAGGACGAGGACATGGCGAGCGTCCCGCAGCTCCTATTCGAGTTCGAGGGCGCGCCGCTCTACGATCCTCGCAAGGACACGACCGCCGGCGGCTCGGGTCCCCATCGCTGGAATGACATCGCGACATGGGAGTATTCGGAGAACCCGATCGTCCAGGCCTATAATTACGAGCGCGGCTTCTTCGCCAACGGACAGCTGCTCGTCGGGAAGGGCGTGCCGGCGGTGGACCTTCCCGTCGCGCCATGGATGCCGGCCGCCAATGTGTGCGACGAGAGCACGCCGACCCGGCCGTACCGCTACAGGGCAGGAGCGTTGTTCTCCACATCGGACGGCGTGTCGCACTCCGACAATCTCGCCCCGGTCCTCGAGGCCTGCAGCGGCGGCCTGTTCTACCTGGTCGACGGCGACCATCCGATCGTCGGGGCCAACCAGCCGGTGGTCGCGACACTCACCGATGACGACGTGATCGTCGGGTCGCCGCGGCAGTTTCGGGCCAAGCGTTCGCGCTCGGATCTGGTCAATACCGTCTACGGCACGTTCAACTCGCCTGCGGATCTCTGGTCGGCGACGTCCTACGAGCCGCGCTCCTCGCCGGAGGCGCTTGCCGCCGATCGGGAGCGGCACGCGCAGGCGCTCAATTTCGGGGCCGTGTTCATCGACAGCCAGGCCTCGGACCTCGCCGAGGCGGCACTGCGCCGGTCTCGCTACCAGGCATCCGAGACGGTCACGGTGCGGCCGCGCTGGATCGTGCTGGAGCCCGGCGACTGGATATCCGTCGCCAGCGCGCGCTACGGCACGCGGACCTATCAGGTGGTGGGCCGCTCCCTCGGCGCGCTGAACGCCAACGGCGCCCGGAACGTGACGCTGACGCTGGATGAGGTCGGCAACGGCATCTACGACAGCGCGGTGGTCATTGCCGAGCGCCCGGCCCGCGTCGCCCCGGCTGGCCCGGTGCGCCTTTCGACGCTGCAGGGCTTCACGGCCTATGCCAGCCAGGTCACCAATGCTGCGGGAAGGGCGCTGCCGGCGATCACCGTGCAGTGGGATGCGATCGACGACGTGACGGTCGATGCCGTCGTGGTGGAGTACTGGAAGAGCGACGACCCGAGCCGGCGCATCCAGGCGACGTTCGACAAGGCGCTCGTCACCGGCGTCGTGGTCGAGGGTCTCGTCGCCAATACCTCCTACACGCTGCAGGGGACGGTGGTGACGAACCCGCCGCGGGCGACGTTCTTCTCGCCCTCGCAGATCGTCACCACGCTGCGCGAGGACCTCGCGGCCGAGCTTGCCGACCTGCAGGGGGATATCCAGGAGGTGCTGCGCTTCGGACCCGAGAGCTTCGGCCGCTTCGAAACGCTGCTCGAGGGACTGGCGGCCACTATCGCCACGACGAACGTCGTGCAGCAGAGCGAGGCGGCCAGCGCATCGGCGGCAATCATCGAGCAGCGCACGACGTGGGCCAGCGAGACCGAAGCGCTCGCCCGGCGCACCGACGGGGTGGAGGTGCGCCTTACCGACGTTTCCGGCGAAGTGAGCGGGCAGGGCCAGGCCATCACGTCGCTGCAGGGGAGCGTGACGAGCCTGGGCGGAGAGACTTCCGCCAACAGCCAGGCGATCACCGCGGTCACGGCAAGTCTCGGCACGACCCAGTCACAGGTGAACGGGCAGGCGCAGGCGCTTTCGGACCTCAGCGGCACCGTCACGAGCATCAACGGGCAGGTCGCTGCCAACAGCCAGGCACTCACCGGTGTCACGTCGACGGTCGCCGATCTCTCCGCGTCCGGCCTGATCGCCTTCTACGCCTCCGCCGTCGCCGGTGACGGATCCTTCTCGCGGATCGCCATCCTCGCCAAGGCCAGTGCGGGGGACACGTTCAAGGACACCGGCATCTACATCGACACGACGCCGACATCCTCGACCATCGTCATGCGAACCGACCGCTTCATCGTGACGGACGGCAGCACGTCGACCTACCCGTTCGTGATCCAGGGCGGCGTGGTGAAGCTCGCCCTGGCCCGGTTCCAGCAGCTCCAATCCGACAACGGCAAGATGTTCATCAACGGCTCGGGCGGGACGATCGAGATCTATGACTAGGCGGGTCTATCTCGGGGAGGGTGGCCTCCTCATCAGCCGCGCCGGCTACGATGCCTACCCGGGGATGCCGGAGGTCGGCAAGGCGTTCGACAGCAGCTGGCCGTTCGCGGGGATGATCCTCGGGGAGGGGACCTTCTCCGATCCAGCGCCGCCGTTCGTTTCCCCCAGCGACACTACGTTCAACCAGTTCACCAGCTGGAGCGACCCCGTCTCCTTCGCTCTGACACAGTCTATCCCCAGCTCGTACGCCTATATGATCCTGCTGATGATGGAATACACCGGGACGGCACGGCAGTGGACGAGCATCATCCCGGTGTTTTTCCAGAACGCATTCACCGTCTCGACCCCGAGGATCCTGTATCGCGGTCGTCTGAGTGGCGTGAACCATCCGGTCTCGACGTACTACACCCGGTTCCGAGCGCCCGCGTACAAGTTCGTCCTGCTCGGAGCCGTCTAGATGTCCAAGCGAGTCTCCCTCGGTCGTCACGCACTCGACGGCGCATACGGCCTGCGGGTCGCTCCGCAAGGCCATAGCGTCGACGATCCGAACGCGCCGCTGCTATTCGACACCAACAGGCAGCAGCTCCAGCCCTTGTTCGTGATGCCCTACGAGACGACGGTCCAGACTACACACGCCGCAACCCCGAATATGCCTCGGGGCTATGAGGAGTGGGGTGGAGGAGGAACGATGACCTATTCGGTCAAAACCTTCGCCACCGTCAGCTTTCCCTACGCACTACCCTTCGTTCCGCTCGTCCTGATGACATACAACGCCTCGTTCAACGGGGGGACGGAGATCTTTAGAGGGTCCCACAGCATGGTGGAGCTGGGACGGCTCGTCGTCGATGTCACGAGCAGCTCGGTCTCTTCCGAACTCACCATCACTCTGCTCGCACTCAGCAGCGTCGACTACACCCCGACCCACACGGCCTATGTCTATGGAGTGCCCTACGCATGAGCCTGCGCGTTCACGCGACGCCTGAGTATTTCAGGGTCTCGAAGCACGGCCACGAGGCCTGGAGCAGCGACCCGGCGCACCTCGTCTTCTCCTCGACCTTCTACGGGCAGGGCGGAGGGCTGAAGGGCAGCAAGATCGTGCCGGCCTCCCCGAAGAACGACGCGAACCAGTACGTCGCGACATGGCACGCCTTCGCGCTACCAGCGGGGACGGGGGTGCCGATCTACTTCGTGTGGCACGACAGGACCAGCACGGGGGCGGAGAACGAGTACCCGGTCTACTTCTCGGCGTTCGTCGCGCCGGACGGCTCGCACATCGCGCTTCGCGTGAAGGTCGCCTTCGACATCGCCTTTCACTACTTCTGCTACAGGAGAACGGGGGTATGATCGTCATTCACACCGCAGAGGGCAAGATCGTCCAGACGCTCTCCGGGATCGTCGATCCGGAATCCCTCGCCGCACTGGACGAGCGAGGCGTCCTCTACGCCGACGTCGACTTCAAGCAGAACGGCAACCTCCACGAACTGTTCGGCCTGCACCACGTCGTCGAGGGCGAGCTGGCGCTGCGCCCCGCGCTAGCGGCATCGGTTTCCACCGCCGAAATCCGCGCCGACGGCAAGGACAAGGCGGTCATCAGCGGCCTGCCGAAGCCCTGCACCGTCATGGTCGACGGGCAGCCGGTCGAGCGCAAGGGAGGGACGCTAACGCTCACCGCCGACGTGGCGGCGACGTACCGGGTCGCGGTCGACCAGTGGCCGTACCTGCCCTGGTTGGTGGAGATCGTCGCGACATGAAGATGACCAAGGACATGGCGGCGTTCCGGGCCGTGGCGCAGGCGAAGCTCGATGCGGTCTTTGCGGAGCGCTACGCGGCGATCCTCGGCCCCATGCAGGCAATCCACGCTCGCAAGATCGCCGAGGCACATCTCGTCATCGAGAGCGGCGCCACCTCGCTCCTGCTGGCACCGGAGGCGAAGCGCCGCGGCGTGACGGAGAAGACCCTGGCCGAGCAGGTGATGATCCGGGCAAAGCGGCAGGCATCGCAGATCGGTGCCCTAGAGGCTGAGCGGCAGGACGCACAGGCGGAGATTGCCGCGGCCAAGTCTCCCGCCGAACTCGACAGCATCATCGCCGCCCACGGCGGCTGACCTACCAACTCGCAACATGACAGGAGCGCGGCCCCATGGCGGTGCAACCCTTCTACGCGATCGGCACCGCGACGGTGACGAACGGCAGCGCCATCGTCACCGGCACGGGCACCGCCTGGTCGATCGGCGTCGTCAATGGCGGCGAGTTCTCGCTGCAGGGCTTCAGCATCCCGATCGCGTCGGTCAACAGCAACAATTCGCTGACGCTGGCCTACCCATGGCCGCACGGGTCCGTGACGGCGCCCTACGCGATCTCGCTGGGCAACGCGGGCGCGGCGTCGGCGATAGCGGCCAACGAGCGGCTGGCCCAGTTCGTCGCGGCCATGTCGGAGATCAGCCCATTCGCGCGGCAGCTCTTCGATGACGCCGATGCTGCGGCGGCGCGCGCCACGCTGGGGGCGGCTGCGCCACTCGGCTACGTGCCGGTCCAGCAGGGCACCGGCGTCGGGCAGGGCGGCAGTACCGTCAAGGTCGGCTGGAAGACCAACAATCTCGGCCTGACCGTCGACACGTCCGACCTCGGCAATTTCTGGGGCGACTGGGTGGCCGCCGCATCCAACACAGCGAATGGCTACCAGCGGTTCCCGAACGGTCTCTTCCTGCAGTGGGGCATGTCGGCGCAAACGCCGGCTGATTATGTGCAGACATTCCCGATCGCTTTTCCGAATGCCTGTCTGAGCGTTGTCGCCTGCACCAACTTCGATGGGATGGCGGGTGATGCCTTCATTGGTGTTGCAGCGACGCAGGTAACCGCCTCGCAGTTCGTGATCCGAAAGAGGGTGATCCAAGGCGGCTCGGTTACTTCCGTCAACTATGAATACCCGATCACGTGGCTCGCGGTAGGATACTGAAATGAAGCACATGGTCATCGATGACGCGGGGATCCCGCTGGCCTTCTACTCCGAAGATATCCACGACGTGATCCCGCCCGACGCCGTCGAGATCACCGAAGCGCAATGGCGCGAGTTCATCGACCATTCCGG